GATGAACGCCCTGTTGATGAAATAGAAGAAATTCCTTTTGGGGCTAAGGTGTTTAAGTTAATACCAGATGACAAAGAGTATAAATACTTCAAATGGCGAGTGTTTAGTGATAGCGATTTGGCAATGCCAGAACGCATTTTTACACTGACAGTTAGAATGTCATGGGATTCAGCCAACAAAACCATTAAACGATTAGCAAGCGAGATACAATAATGTCAATACCCGTTACTTTTTTTGGGGCTATGTGCTCAGGGCATTCCGGCTTTCCACCTCGCCCTAACGTACAAGCATCGCCTGATGTGTTTGTAAACGGAATAGGGGTTCAGCGGTTTGGTGATGCGTATAGTGTGCATTGCAAACCCAGTCATGGATGTCACCCATCAAATCTGTCCAGTGGCTCTGGTTCTGTTTTTGTGAATGGTAAACCTATTGGTAGAATCGGTGATTCAATTGGTTGTGGGTCTGTTGTTTCAACAGGCTCTTCTAATGTATTTGCAGGGGGTTAATCATGGCTAGGAAAGATATAGATTTGTCATTCACAACACACCCATTAACAGGCGATCTTGCTACCAAAACCGATATAGCCGCAATCAATCAGTCATTGCGTAACATCATTCTCACGAATTTCTATGAGCGTGGGTATTTTGTCGAGTACGGAACTAATGTAAAGTCAAGCTTTTTTGAAAATAATATTGGTGATGTATTGCTACAAGGCATTCGACAAAACATTATACGCGCCATTGAAAATTATGAGCCTCAAATTGAAATTATTGAAGTATCTGTAGTTACACCAGACAGCGACCCAACAAGTATCAATATAAACATTTACTATTCCATTATAAATACAACAGAAGAGCAACAACTAAGCATTAACATTTAAAGGTATAGTATGGCTAACCAATTCAATGTCACATCTTTAGACACTGACGACTTAAAACAAAGTCTAATTCAGTTCGTACAAGAAAAGCCTGAATTTTCTGACATTGATTATGAAGGCTCGGCTATCAACACTATAGTTGACTTGTTGGTTTATAATGCCAACATGATTTCCTATCAAGCCAACATGGTTGCTAATGAGTCTTTTCTTGACACGGCTCAGATCAGACGAAACGTGATTTCTCACGCACAAAAGTTGTCTTATACACCCAGATCATCAACTGCATCTCGGTTGGTGTGTGATATCGAGGTAAAGCCCGTTGTCACCACCAACCTGCCATCTACTATTGTAATGGAAATAGGAACTCCGTTTATTGGTTCTGTGGGCGGGCAATCTTATACGTTTACAAACACGTCTTCTTATGTCCTGACCTATTCAAACACAGATCAAGTCTTTAAGCAATCAGATGTAGAATTGTTTCAGGGTGCAATGATCACAGAAACAACTCAGTACATAAGCAAACAAAAAATACCGATTTCTAACAAGAATTGTGACACCAACACACTCAGAGTTATTTCTAGAAGTCAACAAGGAAATGATCAAGTGTTTACACAAGCCACATCTCTAACCGAATTGTCATCTGATAGCTCGGTTTACTTTCTAAGTGAGGGGGGTTATGACTTTTATCAGATCGAGTTTGGTCGTGACGTGATTGGTGTTGAACCTCCTAATGCATCACCTATTGAGATTTCTTATATTGCAACGGAACAAAATCACGCCAATGGTGTAAATATTCTCACAGCAGCATCTATCATTGCAAATTATAGCAATATCAGTGTGAACATTACCACACCAGCGTATGGCGGATATGATAAAGAAGATATTGAAAGTGTTCGTTTCTATGCGCCTAAAAACTACCGGTCACAAGATCGTGCATTATCCGCATTTGACTATACCTTACTGGTTAAGTCTCAGTACCCGTTTATTAAGTCTGTAATTTCATGGGGTGGTGAAGACAATATACCTCCTGTGTACGGGAGTGTGTTTGTTTCAATTCTACCAGAACTGGGTATTAGTGTAACACGATCACTTAAAGAGCGAATCGAATCAAGTATAAAAGAAAAGGGTGTTGGATCTGTTGTTCCAAGTGTAGTATCACCCAATATCTTTAACTTAGACTTAAATATTAGATATCGCTATAATAAAGTCACATCTGGTTTGAGTCGTGACGGAATTGAAACTAAGATGTCGGGCGTAGTTACTACATATAATGAAGATAGTTTAAGAATGTTTGGTTCTTATTTTAATGAGTCTGAATTGATTTCTAGACTTAAAAAGTACAGATCACTTGAAACTGTTATCATTGATGAAATTGCTTCCACACAACTCGATGTGTCTACTATCAAAGAAGCTTATTACGATGTCAACTTTGATAACGCGCTTGAAAAAGGAACGGTTGAGATTAGTCAATTTACTATTTCTTCTGATGTAAGTAATGAGCGCATTATAGACGACAGAAACGGAAAAATGATTTATTCCTTTACATCAAATGGAATCGAAACTTCTCGTTCTGTTGGAACAGTCAATTATGACACAGGTGCCATTACTGTTATTGCAGCTTTTTCTAATATATCAGAACGAGTTAAATTCTTTGCTGAATTGGCTGATGAAAACTTCTATGTGAAGCGTAACAATGTGGTTCAAATTTCTGATGTTCGTTTTGAAGAGATGGTGTAACTATGAAACCCTCAGATATGATCGAATCAAATATTCCATCTCATATTGTCGAGAATTATCCAAGGTTTGTGTCTTTTCTAACCGCTTATTACGAATGGCTGTCTAAGAAAGGTAATCCACAAGGTGCTATTAAAGATCACATGGATTATATGAACTTTGAAAAGACTCTTGATTCGTATGTAGAGTTTATGCAAAAGGAATATCTTGACAGCATACCACAAGATATTCTTTCAAGTAAAGAACAGATGATCAACTGGTCACGAGACTTTCATCTTTCTCGTGGTTCTCATGAGTCTTATAAGTTTGTATTCAATTTGTTGTTTGGTGAGAATGATACAGAAATCTATCTACCAAAAGACAATATATTTAAACCCAGTGACGGTACATGGATTTCTGATCAATCATTGATGCTGGTGTCTAATCCGGGCAATCCAGAAGAACTTGAATATAAAAAGATAGTTCAAAGACGTGAAATCTTTGAAGGAATCTTTGAAGAAGCTTCTGCTATCGTAGAAACCTTTCGCGTAGTGTACACCAACAGCTTTAACATTGTTGAACTTGTTATTACAAACGTTCGCGGTGAGTTTAAAGTCGGATTTCCTATTACATGGAACGGCGAAGATTCTCAGATGTGGCCACAACGAACAGTCACTGATTTTAGAATAGACAATGCTGGTACAAAATACTTCACAGATGAGACTATCAAGCTCAAGAATTTGGCTCCTACTTTTGTTCAACCATTAACTGTTCGTGAAGCTGGAAAAGTAGATACACAAGTCACTACTATTCTAAGTGCGGATCAGATTGAAATTGAAGTAAACGGAACTGTGTTGGCGCAAGGCGATTATGATTATGACGGTCAGTTCGTTTATAGCAACACTATTAATTTGGGTGCTGATGTCATCTTTCGCATCAACAACGTCTACGAAGGCAATCTACAAATATCTGATGTTAATAAATTAGGTGGTGTTGTTGGACTTCGTATCTATGATGCACCAATCGGTATTAGCGTCGATGAGATTGAGCTAGAGTACGATACAAGCACTTCTTCACAAACTATAGGCTTCGGGTCAGGGTTTGTCGGTTACGCAGTCACAGGACTTGTGAGATGTGTTGAAGGGTATCAGAGAGATACAAAAGGTCATCTGTCATCAAACATGTACTTACAAGACAGTGATTATTATCAAAACTATTCCTATGTGATTCGCACAGGACAAGACATAAGCAAGTACGCGGAACTGGTTAAAGAAATATTGCATCCGGCTGGCTTAAAGTTCTTTGGTAATGTTCGACTATTAACCATGATTGAACTGATCATAGGCATTGATCAAGATGGCTCTGGTCACTTTAGACCATCTGTAAATAGTGGAACTGATTACTCTCGTTACTCCATGGGTAATAATTATCTGTGGTACGCCAAAAATTATGGCTACTTGAGTTCTAGA